ACCCGACTGTGTGTACTTTGTCAAAGATATCAGCAGAAACTGTGAAGTTGTGGACTACAATCGGGCCTGGTAATGGACAAACTCAGCATAGCCAATGAAATGACCCAGTTCGATAGAAAGAATCGCGAATTCTACAACGAACTCACCGATGAGGAACGTAAAAAGTTCAGTAACTATCTCATGATCCGCTGGGGCAGTGCCGTGCAAGGATCAAGAGAACTGCAGGAGTTTTATGTGATAGCCACCAATCAACGACTGAACAAGAGATTTTTTGACATCAATCGTCATCCTAGATTGCAATGGTTGTGTGCTACCACGGTGAGTCCGGGACTGGGCACACAACGACACGTGTGGATTGCACCCAAGAAACGGGAAGCAGGAGCCACGGGCGTTCGCAAACAGTTGGCCGAACTGTATCCGCATTTAAAAGATGATGAACTAGACGTCATGACACGGATCACCACGGCCAAAGAACTAGCAGATTACCAACGTCTCAGTGCGCAAGACACAAAAAAATGACCCACCAGTGCAGGTATTGCAAGAAAAGTTTTGTCAAGGAAACCAGCTTGGCTGTACACATGTGCGAGCCCAAGCGTAGATTCCAGGAACAAGATGAACGTGGAGTGCAACTGGGCTTGCATGCGTATCTGAAGTTTTATGAAATGACACAAGGCAGTGCCCGGTTAAAGTCCTTTGAGGATTTTGCCACCAGTCCCTACTATCGAGCCTTTGTGAAGTTTGGCAGGTATTGTGTGGCTGTCCGGGCCATCAACCCAGCCAGATTTGTAGAATGGTTGCTGAAAAACAACAAGAAGATTGATCACTGGGGCCGAGATACCATGTACACCGAATATCTCACAGAATATCTGCGAACGGAAAATGTCAACGACGCTCTGGCCCGAGCCATGGAACATGGCATAGACTGGTCGGAACAAACTGGCAATCCCGCCGAAGACTGCTTGCGTTATGGCAATACCAATGCCATGGTCTATGCTGTGACCACGGGTCGCATCAGTGCTTGGATCTTGTATAATTGTGCGAGCGGACAGAAGTTCTTGGCCGAACTAGATGCCACACAGATAGCCATGATCTGGCCTTACATAGATAGTGAAGTATGGATGAAAAAGTTCACAGACTACGTGGCCGATCAAGAATACGTAAAAGAAATGTTGCAGAAAGCAGGCTGGTAATGAGCGCAGATATAGATATAGATCTGGCCGATAGAGATCAGCTGTTGAGGTTGATCACATCAACGGCGGCACGACAGGTCACACAAGGTCAGGCTCGTCGACACAACAGCGGAGTATATGTCACAGATATTCCTGGGGATCCTGTGAATGCTTGTGCGGCCATAGATTATGAAACCGCCGAGCAGTTGGGCTACTTCAAAATTGATTTACTAAACATGTCGGTATACCAGCTGATAAAAAGTCCAGAACACTATGAAGAAATGCTGGCCAAAGAGCCTGATTGGTCACGCTTGTGGATCGATGCTGAATGGACAAAACAGTTGGTACATGTGGGCAACTACACAGAACTTTTAAAGACCATGCGTCCAGATTCCATACCCAGGATGGCCGCATTTATTTCAATCATACGGCCAGGCAAGGCACACCTGCAGGGTCAGCCCTGGGAAACGGTGTTTGCTAGTGTGTGGGACGGCGATGCGTCTCGAGGTTTTGTGTTCAAACAAAGCCATGCCATAGGGTATGCGACTCTGGTAGCCTTGCACATGAATCTGCTGAAGTAGATTTAATCTAGTCGACGCACCAGGGTGATGCTTTTGCGTTTGCTCCTGCGGCGGCTCATTTCAGCCAGGCTGCATACCGGGCCATGCAAGATGACAAGATCACGGTTGGTGAACGTGCGCACATAGGGACGGAACTGGTCCCAGTCACCCTTGAGGAATATGTTGATGGGTATGGTCCTGTTGCTTTCCCACCACCAGATGTTGGCCAGATCAAGGAACACACGTTTAGCGGCTATATCTTGTATGGCACCAAAGTCATAGATCGTGGTTATGGCTTCGTCTTGATTCTGTATGATGCCCACGTATTCTGTGGTGGCATAGCGGCACAAGGTTATAAACGGGTATTTTTCCGCCAGTTGGGCAAAGATGTCTGTGGTCATAGATCCAACCTATTTACCAAACCGTTTTAGCCAGGAAAATCTTGCCAGCTAAATACTCTGTATGTACTCGACCCAGGCCTATGTCTACCAGCAGATCACGCAAGTATTGCTGATCGACACAGGTGCGGGCGAAACTTTTACCTATAGGTACGATCCTGTGTACGCCAAACGCCTGACCATAAACAAAGGAGTTGACAATGTGTTGCTGTTTGAATTCATCAATCAGCAGGAAAAGCCCGTCAACATAACCGGTAGCACCTTTGTGTTCCGTGTGCTCAACACTGAAAGTGATGAGATCTTGATCCAGGAAAACATGGTGATCCTGAATGCGGCCACGGGCCGTGCCAAGGTCACCCTGACCAGCGAGCAACTACTAGAGGTATTAGCACAGCCAGCTCGTTACAGCATCAGCAGGACCAGTGGAAATCTCACTGAAGCTGTGTTTGTGGATGCCCAGGCCGGTGCCCGTGCTCCAGTAGACATAGTGGATTCGGTGTTGCCCGAACATGTGCCCAGTGCGCCTTTGACCATACCAACCACTCGAATATCAGCCCAGCTCAGCTACGACGGCGGAGCCTGGAGCCAGTATCCCATCAGTCCCTTGACCGGCCAACCCACGGGCAGCAACTACATTTTCAACACCCTGGCCAACACCGAATTCTTTAGCAGTTTCATTGAGCCAACAAGTGCGGTAACAACCGTGCAGATGACCTTGGTGGGCTACACCGGTACCATCAAGGCCCAGGCCGCAGAAAACTATCAGAGCATATTCTACAATGTCACACCCAGCACCACATATCTCAATGAGACCCGTACCATACACATGAACATAGTGGGCTGGTTCCCTTTGTTGAGACTGTGTTTCAACAACAGCATATTTGGCGTGCCTGATCAGCCCAGCTCACCAGCCCTGGCAGTGGCCACGGTCACAGATGGAGTGGTCACTGGGATCAACATCACCAACGGCGGATCAGGTTATCTAGCGCCGCCCAGGATCGTCATAGTGGGCAACGGATCTGGTGCTGCTGCCACAGCCACCATCAACGATACCGGAGTGGTCACTGGCATTACTATCACCAATGGCGGTGCCGGCTACTGGCCCTTGCCCAATGTTGGTCCCAATGTTCCGGCTCCGGCCAATCCTGCCAATCTGGGTGCCGCTGTGTTGATAACCACGGGATATGTGGTAGATTTGCTGTACAGATAAACCAAACTTGATTGCAGTTCGCACAAAAACATGTTATAATACAACATGATTGATGTGATCTCTTACCTGCCCGCCAAACGAAAACAAACTGCTTCAGGCTGGATCAGCGTCAATGCGCCCTGTTGTGTTCACAAAGGTGAAACTGCGGATCGCCGACAGCGTGGTGGCATCAAGCCAGGCGCCGACGGATCCTGGTCCTGGCACTGCTTCAACTGTGGCTTTACTGCCAGTTTTGTTGTGGGTCGCACGCTGACATTCAAGGCCCGTCGCTTGCTGGAATGGATGAATGTTCCGGCCGAAGAAATAGAACGCATCAATCTAGAAAGTCTGCGACATCGCAACATGGAAAGCCTGTTGTCGGATCGTCAACTAGTGGTCAATCAGTTGCAAAGCATTGAGTTTGAAGATCGTGACTTGCCGGCAGACACCATGCCCCTGTCCGAAGCAGCACAGGCCTACTTGCAGGCACGAAACATGCCGGCAGATTATCCATTCCTGTACAAGACCATGCCCAGGCCAGGTGTGGTGATTCCGTTTACTTACGACAGTCAAGTGGTAGGACATGCTACCAGATTTTTAGACGACCGCACGCCCAGATACATCAATGACACACAACCAGGTTATGTGTTTGGCACAGACTTACAAGGCCGAGACTGGCGCTATGTGCTAGTGGTCGAAGGAGTGTTTGATGCACTGTCAATAGGTGGCTTGGCAGTGTTGCATGCTGACATAAATGATGCACAGGCCCGACTCATACGCAGTCTTGATAGAGAAGTTGTAGTGGTGCCAGATCAAGACTTGGCAGGCATGCGCCTGGTGGATCGGGCAGTAGAACTTGGATGGAGTGTAAGTATGCCTGAGTGGCCTGCGGATGTCAAAGATGCCAACGATGCTGTGATTCGTTGGGGCCGCGCGGCCACAGTGATAACTATCATGCAGGCCCGTGAGACTAGTCCGATCAAAATCGAACTAAGGAAACGCCAACTTAGCAAACAATGGAAAAAAGTACATGCT